CTCGCGGGCTTTCACGAATGGGGATTCGGCTACCAGCGTCGACGCATAGTTGGCGTTGCTCGCATCACCGGACACCATGTACTCCGGCATGGCCCACCGCGTCCCGACGATCCGCAGCACGTATTGCGACACCTCAAGGAATCCGCTGTTACGCTCGGCCCCCATCGGCCCCGGCTTGTAGACCAGCCCCGGCGACGGCTTCAGGATCGTGCCCGGCTTGTACCGCTGGACGTTCTGATTCTTCGTTCCACCGCCGACCACCTGCCGGCCGTATTGTGCCACGGCATCCGACGCCCCGAGGGTCTGGATGCTGGCCTGTGACGTCCCCGGGGGAGCCTCCAGAATCCACGCGATGGCCGACTGAAGGGCCGCACCTTCTGCCATGTTCCGCCGCAACTTCGCCTCTCGGCTGATCTCCTCCACGACGAGGAACGTGTCAGAAACGCCCCGCTTGGCATTCCGGCTCACGTTGCGTTTGATATGGCACATCCGCCGCGACGGGATGTAGTCCCAATCCAGCCCGCCATCATCCCGCGACAGGTGATAGCCGAGGGCCTCGGCTGGACGGTTCGCCGGGCTCCTCACACCGTAGGACCACGAGGTAACACCCTCGAAGTCACTCAACCATTCCTCTAGCTGCCGCACGTTACCCGGCTCGCGGATCTGGTCGGGCTCCACCATGCACAGCGTTGGGCGTCCGTTCGTGCCGAGTTCGATGTAGGCGAACGCCTCTCCATCCTCGCGGCTGCGGTGATGCAACTCGCGGTCGAGACTGCCGACCATGTCCACCTCGTCAACGAACTGATCGATGACCCGCTGGCACAGCTCGACCAACTGCAGATCGGCACCCTGTGCGGTGAACTCGAACCCCGGGCCGAACGTGTATTCCGCCAGCCGGTCCAAAGCAGCAGTCGCGACAGGCGTCAACAACGACAGGTTCCGCGCTGCCCCCCGGATGTAGGCTAGGTCTACCTCGCTGTCATAGTACGGTTTGAACCGCCCATCGCTGCGATCGGTGACGCTCGTAAACGGATTGACGGCCGTCGGGTAGCCGAACGTCGGATCGTCATAGAGGTAGCCCCTCCGGTCGATCGTCTCGGGGACAAACGCCTCCAGCAGTGCCTGGATTGCTTCGCTCATTGTCTCGCCTCGTCCTCTTGGTTTTCCGCCCACACCGCAGACACTCGCGGTATTCCACCCTGCCCCACGATGACCGCACCCGCATTGGATGCCCACAGACACACCACACGATCAGACTACGATACCGGCCCAGCGTCATGGAGTGTATGCCAGTTCCTCCGCATCGTATTCGTTGGCCGCGATCCCGTTCAACGTCCGCACCGCCATCTCAAGCGCGTCCGGGCCGTCGTCATGGTCGCCCCGAGGGAACTCCCCGAGTTGATCCAGCAGCAGCCGGGAACCCATGGCATCGCTGAACCGGAACATGTCCGCCGCCAGCAGAGGGCCGAGGGAGGATAGCCGTAGGATCTTGTTCCCGGTGTTCACGATGGTCTGAAGTGGCAGCATGATCCCGTGAGACATGGCCGCCGACTGGAACGACTCGCCGAGAACCCGCTGGAAGCCGTTGCCCTCCAAGACCATCAGGTTCGCCTTGTGTCGGGCGTACATCCCGACCGCATCCGCTGCGATCTCTGTCTCGCTCCGTCGCCTGATGTCCGCGTCGACCCACAGCCGGCCCGAGGCACGCCCCACGAAGACGATGGCCGAGTAATCCCCCTTCCGGTCATCGGCACCCAAGCTCGGATCGACAGCCACCACCCCGAACTCAAACGCATCGGGCCACCTGGCAGCCGTCACACGATCCCCCAGGTATTGACCCCACTTCGATTCGCCCCACTTGCCCGGGCGTTGCTGGAACATGGAACGCCACCAATATTCCGACCGCTCCCGCCGCATCTGCTCCAGCCGTGCCACGGGATACCGCTCCGGCCACAACGCCTCCCCCGGCTGCCGGCCCAGCACGTCCCCAGGCTCGGCCAGCGCTGGCAACGTCAACCTGCGGATCTGCCCCCCGCTCTTCAGCAGCCGCCCGAAGATGTCGTCCTCATGCCATCTGGTCATGATCCCGATGACCACGCCCCTCGGCTCCAATCGCGTGCTGGCCGTGGACTGCCACCAGTCCCAATGGTTCTCTCTGGTCGTGGCAGACAACGCCTCCTCCGCGTTCTTGACCGGGTCATCGATGATCAGCAGGTTTGCTCCTCGCCCGGTCATGGGCCCGCCCACGCCTGCCGTGCTCATGCCCCCGCCCGCTGTCGTGCTCCAATCGTCTGCCGCCGAGTTGTCGCCCGACAATCCCCGACCGAACACCGGACACGCCGCCTCGACGAACACCTGCCGGGCCTTGCGTCCCCACGATCTCGCGAATGTCGCCTCATACGCTGCCAGCATGACCCGCCGATCGGGCCAGACCCCGAGATACCACGCGGGCAAGAACTTGCTGACAAGCTCACTCTTCCCATGCCGAGGGGGGGCTTCGATCAATAGGATCGGCTCGCTCCTGCCGGTGATCGTGTCACAGATGGCTTCGGAGATTGTCGCGACATGCCGAGGCAGCAGGAACCGCCCGTCAGTTGCCGCCCGGGCAAACAGTGCCGGTGTCAGACACTGCCTCGCCCTGTGCCCATCGGACATATCCCGGCTCCTGGAGCATTGCCGCCACCGTGTCAGCCGTCCCGTTGACGTTCACCTGCACCGCAGCCGCCGGCGCTGGCTCGTTCTGGCCGTGCATCGCCACGACCACCTTCGCCGCGTTGACCCTCGCCCGTACTTCCTCGTTGCGATCCAACGCCACCCGCAGAAGGGCAGCCGGTAGGACGGTCATCGCCTCATCGGGAATCACCCAGCCCTTCCGCACAGCCGACGCGATCAGCCGCAGATCCTTCCCAGGTGTTCGAGGGTCGATCTGTGCCACAGTGGGAACAGGCGGGGGAACTGGTTTCGCACCGCCCCCCAATCCCCCCGTTACTGGCTTGTCATCGGCTGGCCTGATCATCCTTCACCCCCGGGTGTCTGGAGCGAACGGGTCGGAGTTGCACCGCCCCCTCCCGACTGGTAGCCGGGCGTGCCGCTGTCTGCACTTCGTTCGCGTGGCTTTCCTTTGTACATTCCGGCTCCGCGTCGTTGGATTTCACTGAACGGAAGGATCGGAACTGTCAGCCGGTCGAGGGCTGTCGGGTCGATGAAATAGATGTAGCGAAGCTGAAAACCCGAAGCGCGAACCGCTTGCGCTGCTACAAGATAATCACGGGGATTGAACCTCCCTCCAGTCACGTCAAAATATGTTCGCCCGTTAAGCTCTGATCGTGGAATTGTCGGATTGCTCTCCAGCGTGACCAAATGCACCACATCACCAGACGGCAAGCGAAAGTGTTTTTTCGCTACGGCAATGCCAGTCAGAACGAACCCACTCGCCCGGTAAATCGTCCCGTCTCCACATTGCGTCCCGTCCGCAAACGACACGACCCACTTGATATGCGGGTACGTCTTGCGAATCCACCGCATGGCATAGCCTAAGCAGCGACTCTCCCCATTGCGTGGCAGCCAATCGGCAAACGCCATGCGGTTCAGTTCAATGAAACCGTTCCACAGCGTCCCCCTGACCAGCGGCTGGATCTTGCGTTTATCCAGCGACGGCCCGAACTGCATAGCTCCGCCACACTTCCCATCGAGGAACACCCCGAGGTGAAGCTGAGAATTGTTGACCACCTTCCCGCTGTAATGCAATGCCTTTACGATCCGGTTTGCATCGCTCGCCGAGATTGGCCGCACTTCGAGACGCTTCGCCTCACCCACAGAAGGCCTCCGCAATCAGGGTCAGTGCGTTTCCGTTGCTGTTCTCGTTTGGCGACTCGCTGAAGTCCCCTTCTGCCTTCGCCTTCTCCATTGCCCGCTTCAGAATCTCCACTTGCGAATCATGGAGGGTGAACGTCATTTGCTGGAATGGCTCACGGTCCCCGTCTGCCAAATCTGGGGCCATCGCCTCCGCCGCGTTGAACACCCCCGCATCCTCCGCCAACGCTGTCAGCATGTCCGCAAGCTCTTGGCTCCCCGTCTCCACGTCCTCCAGCAGTGCCCGCAAGGCGTCCGCGTCCGATTCGGCCATCGCTCCCAGCGGGTCGAACGTCGCGAGGATCTTGTCTGCCTCTTCCTCCGTCACGTCCAGCACCAGCACCGGTATCTGGGCGTTGTGAAGCGTCTCCGTGCGTAAGTGCCCGTCAATGAGCATCAGGCCGCCCTCTGGCGTCTCCCGGGCCAGCACAGCCGAGGCAATCCCAACCTCCGCCAGAACGCCACGTAGTGCGTTTGCCTGTGCCTCTGGATGCTTTCTCCAGTTCTTTGGGTTCGGCTGGAGTTGATCCGCCGGTACCCGCCGCAGTTCCTTGATCCTGTCTCGAATGTTCACGACGATCTCACCTGCAAGGTAGCCACAAACACCCGTGTGTTACTCCCGCTCGTCGTGGCCGTGCACGTCAGCACGTAGTCGGTCCCAGCAGTCCCCCCGCTGATCCTGACTTTCGCCCCCTCGTTGGCTGCCACTGTCGCCCCGGTGAACTCATCGGTGAATGCCGATGTCTGGACCGAGGGCGAACCGATCGTCAGCCCTGATGGAGTCGCGGTGACCGTCACCGAGGATAGCGTCTCGGCACTGGCCAACAGGTTGCCGAAATCCAGCCCGAATAGGACCGACTCGTGCGGGTGTTTCCACAGGTAGCGTTCTGCTGCAATCACTGCTGCCTCCCTCGTGCAACGTCTGGCCGCTCTCGTGCTCGCATTGTCTCAGGCCGTGGCCGTGCCCGCCAGACCGGTGTCGGAGTCTCGGCCACTGCTGCCCCGATCCCATAGCCCAGCGTCAGCACCAGCCCTGTGCTGCCCCAGGCACCGTATCCCAGCGTGATGACACTCGACGGGCTGCCGTTCATGTGGCCTCAGTGATGCTCGTGGGATTGTTGCCGTCGTTCAGGGTGAACGTCTTCGCCGCTGTCCCGTCGATCTTCTTCAGGGTCTTCGTTGTGCCGCTGATCGAGGCATCTCCCATCTGTGCGATCAACTCAAACAGCGATTGGGCCAGCGTCGGAGCCACACCTGCCGCACGGTAAGCCTCCGTCATCTGGCGAGTGAGCACGCCGTCAGCGATTTCCCCGATCGGATGCACGTGATCCGGCAGAATGACAAACTCATCCGCCGCCGTGGGAGCCTGCGTCAACGCATCGCCCAGGGTTATCTGCCCATTGGTGACCGAATACGCCTCAATCGCTGCCGATTCGCCCGACAGATCACCACTGATAAACAAGATCGTCTGGTTAGCGAACGTCCCCGTTGGCTCGGTCAGATTCGTTCGGAAAACGGTCGTCGTTGGTGTCCCGCCCGCTGCGACCGCCCCTTCGGTAACGTAGTTGGCCTTCCGCAACGTGTCCAACAATTTGCCGAACGATCCCGCTGCTGTGTGACCGCTGTAGGCTTCATCCCACACCCCGTCAGCGATTTCCGCGACCGCATCGGTAGCCAACGCCGCAGCAGTCAACACGCCAGACGCCATTGCACCGACCGAGGCGTCGATCCGACCACCGACCAACGCGGCAGGCAATCGGCTCTGGATGTCCTGTGTGTCGGTCTCCACCGCCGCGACATTCGCAGCCGTTGCCAGCCCTGACTGGATCTCCGTTACAGCGTCCGTGGCCAACGCCGACGCCGTCAGCACGTTGGCAGCCATCGCCCCGACACTCGAATCCATCCGCCCGCTGACCAACGCCGCTGGGAGCCTGCTCTGGATGTCTTCCGTATCCGCCTGGATGCCGTCCAACTCGCCCTGTAGCGTCGTGCCTGTGTCTGTCAGAATATCGGCCAGAATCTTGCCCGCCTGACTGCCGGTGTAGGCGCCTGGAAGGGTCGTCGTCCACGGATCGCCAGCCGACCCGGCAGCGTTGAGCGCGGCCCCCGTGCTACCGGCTGCCAGATGGTCCCCGCTCGCCTCGTCCCAGACCGCGTCCGCAATCGCTGCCGCAGTAGGTGGCGCCGTCGAAAGGCTGTAGCCGGTCTTGTCCGACACAGTGCCAGCCGTCACCGCACCGCTCGACACGCTCAGTTGTGCCGTGCCTGTGCCGCTCGTGATGATCGCCCCGGCCGATCCGCTGGCCACATTGGGCAGCGATGTCAGTCCCGCACGAACCGCGTCGTATGGGTCCAGATCGCGCAGAGGAATCACAACGTCCGTTTCCGCTGCGTTAGTCGCCCCGGAAATCGAGATCAGCAGCGACTTGGCCGAACTCACGTTGTACCGGGCGTCCGCAATCTGGATCTCATAGACGCCTTTGTGGTTGGTCGAGTCGACTTCTTTGAACCGACATTTGCTCGCCGTCGGTGCCGAATACGTGCCGTTGGTTGTGATCGTCTCGACGTTTGACGCCGCCACCGTGTAGGCCGTCGCTGTGCTCTCCGTGTCGGCAATCGTCGAGATGATCAGCCCACTCGATGTGGAGCTAAGCCCCGTCAATCCGGCACCCGTCGCAACAGAACTGTTGAGGATCTTGACCCTCACGATGATCGATCCCTGCCCCCGTTTGTAGCCGATCAGCATTACATTCCTCCGCGTGGCAAAATGAAACCGCCAAGCATTTTACGTTGCGTGAAAAACGGAAACGGACCGCCTGCTGCTGCCGCCTCAGCCCACACCGCAGCCAGTCCCCAGATTGCTCGGGTCGACGTGATAGTCGCCGATCCCGTGATACTGCTGCCCGACGTCGTGCGGTATCCTGTCCACATCGACCGCCCAGGGGCCGTCACGCTGGCAAACGACTCGGTAAAATTGCTGGGGGCCGCTGTGACACTCGTCCAGTTCAGATCGCCCTGTGTCGAGAATCCGCCGATCATGATGCCGCCGCTCGGAATGGTCAAACCGGTGTCGACCATCTGGGGGGTGGTCGTGGTGGTCTGTGTCCCCGTCCCGCTGCTGTCGGCCGTCGCGCTGTTGTGCCCGCTGATCTCCCATGCCCGGATGACGCCTGCAGCGTTCAGGCTCGATCCAATCGTGATCTCGTAGGCTGTCGCACTCCCGGCCTCTTGCATGGCCCACATGGCCAGCGCCCCTACTGCAGTCCCGCCGATCGACTGAACCGACGCAAACGTGCCCGAGGAACCCGCCCCTCCCGTGGGCGTCCCCATTGTCCGGGAGGCAGTGCCCATGCGGCCGACAATCACGACGAGGTTGCCAGCAGTGACAGCCGTCCCAAATGTTGCGGTCCATTTATTGGCCGCCGTGCTGACCACCGTCCCAGCCTGCTGGACGAATGACGCTGGCATCAGGCGATCTCCAGAGGATTGCCATCAACCGAGAACGCCTCTAGAGTTACCGCCGCCGTGACGTAGATGGCCTGCAGGTGAGACAGGCGAAACTCAACACCTGCCGTGATTGCGTACGGCACCTGCTCGACTGCGGGCGAATCCTCCATCACGTAGGCAAATGCTCCCAAGGTCGCGGGAAACACCCCGGGGGGCTCGCCTTGCTCGTGCCCGGTGACCGGCGTTGGCTCGTCGTCTGCGAATACTGGCCGAGCAACAATTGCTGCGCCGCCGCCTGGAATCTGCACACCCTCCGCGTTGCGAAAAACCAACCGGATATCGCAGGCCAACTGAGGAGACTCGCGGATCTCGGCCGCTGGGGACACCGTCGCACGCACCGAAGCACACCCAGCGGGCAACGTGACGAAGTTCGTGAGATGCCACGTCGATGCCTGCCACTCCTGCGGCTCCGCCACCAAGTATCCGTTAATCTGTCACCTCGATTCTGCAAATCAGGTCCGGTCGATCCTCTGACGTCGAATCACTCAGCAGCCATGCGGCGAACCGCCACGCGAGATTTTGCAGCAGGGATCGCAGCAGCAGCCAGCCGATCGTCTCGATCAGGACACCACACCTCGCATCTCGCTGCATGGCGTGCTCAGTTTCGCGGGCAACGGTCTTCGCCACAAACGCCGGTGCATATCCTGCATATCGTGCTGGCCGCCCCGGTCGCCTTGCCCACCTCGCCGCCGCTCTGGCCGTCTGTCTGGCCAACACCGGGAGATGCACATTGGCTGCGACACGCTCAGCCTCGCCGGGAGGGTTGCCCACGGCGACCCGCTCCTGCTCGTCAGCCCAATACTCGATCTCCAGCAGTACCGCGAGTTCGTTGATGGTCATTGGGCCAACACCTTGATTTCGACTCGACGCCAATTGGTGTCAACGTATGCGGTTCTGGTTCGCGGCTGATACTCACCACCTGTCACGCGAAACCCGATGCCCAGCCCAAACTTGCTCACCGTACCCCGAGGCGTCGGATCGTCGAACGTGATGCGCGGCTCGGGTCCACTCAGATCGTATCGGCCCTTGATCTCCCCCACCTGTAGCGTGACACCGTCGGTCACCGTCGCAGTCTGGGGCTGATCTGGCACGAACACAAACCGCCCGCCACGCCCTGCAAACCTGCGGATGGTGTCAACGGTCGTCTCTGCCTCCGGGGCTCGCCGTGGGGCTGCTACAGGCTCGCTGACGGGGTTTTTGTCGCGGTATGCTGCCACCAATTGCTCGACCGTCTCGCGGCCACGCCAGCCGACAATTTGCCAGTATTTTCCGTCCTGCCCCTGGAACACCCAGGTCGGGGTCGATTGCCCATTCTGCGGGGTCGTCTTGGTCACCGAGAACGGGAATCCGTTGTCCCTGATCCACGCATCGGCCGCAGCACACGGGGGGCAATTGGCAGACGTGACCATCCAGACGCGGGGGAGCGCCGCCGCGTTCGCAACGAGTGATGACGTCTCGTTGTTCGCTGAAATCGGTGCCCGGGGGTGAGTAGTCCCCGTTTTCTCCCCGGTCTGGATTGGCCCCGGGTCAGTGAACTGGCCGAGGGCTGCAAGTAGGATGATCGTCTTCATCAGGCCATGAAGTCCTTGAAGTTGTATTTGCGGGGCTTGAACCCCTGCACTCCGCTCACCGTGTAAGCCCCGAAGGGCTGGCTCAGCAGTTGCGTCATAACATCGGTAGTCACCGCAAACCAGCCGTGATCACCCCAGCCCTGTCCGTGGGAGTTGGCAACCCAGATGATGCCGTCAGATTTCTGGTAGTCGACTGCACAGACAGCGTGACCAGCAGACCGATTCCCCGAGATGCGATCAATCACTCCGCCCCGATACGCCGCCATCTGGGCAGTCCAGTACATCCCGAACACCGTGGCCCCAATCCCTGCCCCAAGCCGTTGGATCACCTCCTTTCCCGTGGTTGCTCTCGCGACGGACTGGACCCTGTGGAGTTTCGCCCGCGTCAAGAGGTGCAATGGTAACTCACGCTCGAATGGCTCACCCTGCCGCCAGTATGGGTACTCGCTCTCCAGCAGTGCCCCGATGTCACGAGATGCCATGACGCCCGCCTCGATGCTCACGCCATTGTCCCCACGTTGCAGGGCCTGCGCCCAATCGAGGGCCGCCAGATACGACCACCTCGCGGAAAGATCCTCCGGCTGCCTTTGGAACGCCAGATCAAACAGCCGGGACAGCTCCAAGGCCTTGTCGACCGCGTTGCCACAGCATGAGTTGCGTAGCCCCTGATCGTTGACCCTCAGCCATCGCCGCGCGTTTAGGGTCTCCGGGATGTCGCCGTCGTACACCGGGGGAGCACTGCACACCGATTCGACCAGACCAATCTCAGTGGATGATGCTTCTAGGCAGCCTAGACCGTGCTCACTCATCAGACCACCCCCGCGAGAGACTCACCAAGACACTCCTCCATCGCTCGCGATCCCATTTGTCCTGTTCCCCCGCCGCGTCCAGAATCGCCCGCTCCAGCCGCTCATTGGCCACACGTCGGGCCTCGACCTGCTCCGCTCTCCACGCCTCTGCCGCTGACGCCCAGTCCCCCGGATCGGTCTCTGACGCTCTGCCAGCACGCTGGGAGAGTTCGCGGAACAGGGTCGACCGAAACTCCCGGGCCGCCTGCTCCACCTCGTCCTGTGCAGGCGGGGGGGCCGTGTCGCGCGAGGAGTCTCGCACGGGAGCACACCCGAGGACCGCCAAGAGGATGCACAGGCAGAAGAGTCTACACACCGCACATGCCCTCACAGTCCATTGTGGAGAAGTCGAATCTGGCTTGTCTATCCGGGGCGGACTGCTTGAACTCGACTTGATCCAATGGCTTGCAAGACTTGTGCAGGTACTGCTTCATCCTCATCTGCGAATTGCACGCTGCACCGTCTTGCCTGATTATTGCATCAACCTTCAAGGCCTTCGCCCAATCCTCCGGATTTTCCTTGACAGCCAACCATTCGGCGTCTGAATGGAATGGACAGTAGACGCATGCCGACCTAGGCACCATGTATCCGGGAAGTCGCTTTTGCAGGTACTCGACGCAATCCGCCCGCGTCATGAACTCATCAAACAAAGGAAACTCCGCATTCGCCCAAGACACCGCGCGAAACCGGTCTTTCGTGTTTGCAACCCGCTTTGGCTCATCAAACGACAGACCAAAAATTTGCGTAACCAGCTCTGTTTTTGACCGCTGGTACTTTTGCAGTCCGACCAATTCACGAATCCGCTTGTCAATCGGCTTGATCTTGTACTCCGCCGTGCATTGCCGTCGCCCGAGAGCAGCCGCTGGTTCTCCGTTTTCCCCCTGCAAATAGGCTGGAATGGAGATGTGCCGAGTTCCATCGGCATTCATGCCGCTCTGCAACTGCTCGCCAAGACTGATATCCGAGATCTTGACGATCTCAATTTGAGGACCAGCAAGACCACGAAGCATATCCAAATGCTTGTATACCCTAACTGGCTCATCTCCAGTGTCGGCGAAAATTGCCAAGTCAACATCCAACTGCTTATCGACTGCCCACAGGTAGAGGGTTGTCGACTGCACGCCAGCGCCAAGATTCAAGACTCGCAGCATGTCATCACTCCGCTTTTTTGTCGGTTGTCGTCTTCTTCCATGCCTCGATGACAGCCTGTGCCCGATCCCATTGACCATCGAGGGCCAATTGGTACAGCGTGTCACAAACCTGTTTGTGCCCGGCACATCCCGGCTTGTCAGGGCTGGCAGACACCCCGAGAAACGCCTGCCCCACACCGCCAGCCGCAGCCAGCAGCGCCGGGACGCCAGCCCAGACCGCGAGTTCCCCGGGGGTGCCGTCTGCCGTGGTGAGGCGACCGAGGTTGCCGGTCGCGATCAGGCCAGACAGGACGCTCAAAATCTGCGTGATCAGGCGGGGCCAGTTCATGGCTTCGGGCTCGGCGGGGGCGGGGTTGGCACCAGAGGCG